GAAAGAAGGGGGGCTTAAGCAGGGCTCAAGCATTAAGAAAAGAAAAGAAAAGAAAAGATAATTACGCAAATGATAATTTATTAAAAGTAAATGATGAAGTGCAAAAACTTCTTGACCAATGATATTAGAAGATAAAGCTACAATACCATATTTAAAAGCATTTAAAGAAGGTAGAATTAAAAAAGGCATTGGTATTGGTTGTTTATTAGATGATTACTTTTTATACAAGAATGGCAACTTTAATATGTTTCTTGGTTTAGATAATGTTGGTAAAACTAATTTTATATTATGGTACTTAACTGCACTAAGTAAAATACACGGTAAGAAGTGGTGCATCTGGTCAGGAGAAAACAATGCTGGACAATTGAAGCGTGATATTATACAAATGTGGACAGGTGAAACAATTAAAGATTTAAATGAATATTTATTTTACCACGATGAAATAAGCAAGTATTTTAAATTTATTGATAATAGAAAACTTTACAACCATAAAGAACTATTAAAGATTTTTGAAGCAGAAGATTGTGATGGTTGTTTTATTGACCCTTATACTGGTATAAACCACGATAGAAGAATTTCACAATTTGAACGTAATTATCAAGTTTGTAATGATGTAAGAGAGTTTTGTAATAAAACAGGCAAAACAATGTTTATTGCAATGCATCCACAAACAGAAGCTGCACGTAGAGTTTATCCACCTGACCATCAATTAAATGGACATATACAACCACCAAGAAAAGCAGATTGTGAAGGTGGCCAAGTGTTTCCAAATAGAGTAGATAATTTTATTTGTTTACATAGATTAATTTCACACGATAAACTTTGGATGATGACAGAAGTACACGTATATAAAATAAAAGATAAAGAAACAGGCGGTAAACCTACAATGTTAGGAGAACCACTAAGATTTGATTACAATAGTGGTTTAGGATTTACTATTGGTGGTAATAACGTATTAAAACAAAAACAATGAGATACACATATAAAAACATACAAGAATTTATGAATTATAAAACTTGGAGTAATAAAAAAAAGATAGATACACTTTTAGAAATAGATTGCTGTTTGTATGCACACTTAGGTACTGATTCTACTAAAGCAGAGAAAGAAGAAGTAAAAAGAAAAAGCATAGAAATATATAGAACTATAAAAACATTAGATAAAAAACTTGGTGATGAATTACTTTACTCAGAAGATTTAAAACAATGACAGATTTAGATTATACAATTACAAAGAACAAATTAGAAATATTGCTTTTAAAGGCTCAAGAAGGTTTAAAAGTAGGTAAGGTAACGCAAAGTAAATTGGAAGCGGTAGAAACGTTGCAAGATAGTTTAAAATGTATGTTAGAGCTGAGGTTAATAGTTGATGAAATGAAAAACAAACAAACATTATTAACAATGCAAAATGTAAAAGCATACAAAGAAACTGCTCAACTAAAGAAAAAATTTAATACATTTAAAAAATGAAAACTATATTATTAATGTTAATCACATCACACATTACCAGTTTTATCTCTGGTGCTTTAATTGTTGTAATAATAAAAAGATATTTTGAAAAGTAAAAAGAGAACATTAAATGAATACAGACAAACAAAGGACTCACACTATCGTAGTGATGATTCTCCTATTGAGTACAACATTGCTTTGTTGTGTAGAATATATTCTAATGATACAGAGCTTGGAGCAATAATTAGAAAACATTTTCAAAAGATATGAGTTTAAATTCAAATCAGAAAGGCAAACGTTTTGAATTGCGAATCGCAAAAGATTTAGCTAAGAAGTTTGATACTAATATAAGAAGAACACCAAACTCAGGTGGATTAAGTATTAAAGGAGATATTATGACTACAAGTGGAATACTATCAGAATATAGCTGGGAATGTAAAAACCAAGAGAAATTAAATATCTGGAAAGCATTAGAACAAAGTAAAGGAGATGCAAGAGGTACATTAAAAACACCTGTAGTAGTATTTACCAAAAACTTTGAAGACGATTACATTGCTTTAAAATACGATGATTTTGTAAATATACTTCTTGAATTAGATGAGTACAGAAGTAAATAATATTTTACACATCTTGGTAAGAGATGAAGAAACTTGGCTATCTATGGCTGAGGAAATAAGCAGCAATAGTAAAATACCAGCAAAAGATTTATTACACGACTTTTATATTGCTTTACATAGTAAAATTGATAGTGGTAAAGTAAAAATTAACGATATTCTATATAACGATTCTTTAAATAAAGCGTTTATATATAAGATGATGCACAATATCTTCATTGACACAATACGAGTTGATAAAGATTTACTAATTGATAAAGACCTAAAAAACATTATAGAAGCAGACAACACAAAGTATGTAGACATAGAGAAAGTAGTGGATGATATAGTAAATGAATTTTACTGGTTTGATAGAAAATTATTTAACTTATATAGAAAGAAATTCCACAGTATAAGAAAACTATCTGCAGCAACTAACATATCACACGTAGTTGTATGGAGAACTATAAACAATTGTATTAAAGAAATTAAAAAAAAAATTAATGAAGAGTAAAGGTTTAGGCGACACAGTAGAAAAGATTACAAAAGCCACAGGCATAAAGAAAGCTACTGATTGGATATTTGACAAGATAGGTAAAGATTGCGGATGTGATACAAGGAAAGAAAAGTTAAATAAAATGTTTCCTTATAAGAATGTAGAATGTTTAAATGAAGATGAATATGTATATCTAAAAGGATTCTTTAACCAACAAAAGAATGTAGTAAATGCAAACGAACAAAAAGGATTGCTAACAATACACAATAGAGTATTTAACACTAACAAACAAAGTTCAAGTTGTGGTAGTTGCGTCAAAGGTTTAGTTGATACAATGAGAAGATTATATAATGAATATGAATACGAAAGAGAAAGCAAAAGCAATTGAAAGAAAGCTGATAATGTTTTTAAACAAATACAGCATAAATACAACAGTAAATGTCAAAAGAAGATATAGTAAAACATCAATGGACAAAAGGTCAGAGCGGTAATCCTAAAGGTAAACCAAAAGGTGCTAAGAATAGAAGCACAATTTTAAAAGAATTAGCAGAACTTAGAACAAAAGGAATTGACCCTGTTACTGGTGAAGAAGTTTGGATGACTAATGAATATCGTATGGCTATGGCTGTTATAGAAAAGGTTATTGAGAAAGGTGACCATCAAGCTCTTAATATGGTATTAGATAGCATCTATGGCAAGCAGAAAGATTCAGTTGATATACACACTTCAGAAGAAGTAAACCACGATTTCAGAAACATCATTGCAAGGATTAAAGCTCAATAAAAAGTATTTAGTATTAGATGAATCATTTGCAAGATACTTTATTGTAACTGGTGGCAGAGGTTCAGGTAAATCATTTGCTGTTAACTCTGTACTATTACTATTAACCTATCAAGCTGGACACACAATACTATTTACACGTTATACGCTAAGAGCTGCTGGCATTTCAATCATACCTGAATTTATAGAAAAGTTAGAACTGCTTGGAGTTATTGACAGATTTAAAATAACAAAGGATGAAATAATAAATACTGGCAATGGTAGTAAGATAATATTTAGAGGCATTAAAACAAGCTCAGGTGACCAAACAGCAAATCTAAAATCTTTAACTGGTATTACTACTTGGGTTATGGATGAAGCAGAAGAATTAAATGATGAGGATATATTTGATAAAATAGATTTATCTGTTCGTAATAAAGTACAAGAGAATCGAGTTATATTAATATTAAATCCAACAACTAAAGAACATTTCATTTATAAGAGATGGTTTGAAGATAGAGGTGTTGCTGCTGGAAGTAATATAACTAAAGAAGATACTACCTATATACACACTACATATTTAGATAACATAGATAATCTTTCAGAAAGCTATATTAAGCAGATAGAGACAATGAAGGTTAGAAGACCAAATAGATACAAGCATACTATTGAAGGTGCTTGGCTGGACAAAGCTGAGGGTGTTATATTTACTGATTGGAGTATAGGAGAATTTAAACAAGTAGGTAAAGTTGTTTATGGCCAAGATTATGGATTTAGCAATGACCCAAGCACATTAGTTAAAACAAGCATAGATAAAGAAAATAAAGTTATCTATATACAACTATGTTTCTATCAAACTAAATTAACTACAAGCGAGATATTACAACTAAATAAAAAGTTTGCAGCAGATAATTTAATAGTAGGTGATTCAGCAGAACCAAGATTAATAACAGAACTAAGTAGAGATTGTAATGTTGTGCCAGCTATCAAAGGACAAGGTAGTATTACATTTGGTATTAGTTTATTACAAGATTATGATTTAGTAATTACTGAAGATAGTACAGAATTAATAAAAGAGTTAAATAACTATTGTTGGTTAGAGAAGAAATCACAAACACCAGTAGATAATTTTAATCACGCTATTGACGCGCTGAGGTATGCAGTAAGCTACCAATTACAGAATCCTAATTTAGGTGAATATCACATTTATTAAAAAAATTTACAGAGGTAGAACAAAAAAAATTAAAAAAAGTTGTAAAAAAGTTTTGTAGTTTATAAATATATTTATATATTTGACTAATTATTAATTAAAACCAAAACAAATGAAAAATTTAAATTTAACACAATTAGAAACTGTAACATTATCAGAGTTAATTAAAAATGTAGATATTAATATTAATGAAGATTCAATATTTAGTAGTATAGAAACAGAAGACCTTTCAAATTTTACTGGAATTGAAATTAAAAAAATGCGTGGTGTTGTAGGTAGTTTAATAAAAAAAGGAATTGTTTATCTTGAAGATTATGATGATGATGGTATAGAGATTGTTTATCTTGATAATGAATATTTTTATTTATCAAATGAAAGCAAGTAAACTATTAACTAAACAACAAAGAAAAGAGCAGTATGGTTTATATATTGCTTTTTTTGGTTATAATAAAAAAATAACATTTGAACAATTTTTAAGTAAAACTTATAAGCTACTGTAAAAAGTGGCTTTTTTTATAGCCACGCATAAGCCACCCTTAAGCATTTAGATAAGATAAGAAAAGATAAGATATATAAGAGAAATTTTTATTATATTTGATTGTAATTTAAAAATAACTTTCTGAATACGTTTAGTAAAGTCTTGATTTAAAATTTATGTTTTGGTTAAAGTAGGTATTTGCAAAAGAGCATTGCCTACTTTTTTTTATATTTGTATATAACGATTCACTAATTTAAACGTTTGTATATAAAATGAAGTTAACTATTAACATACCAGAAACTCTAAATGAGGTTACTTTAAAGCAATACCAAAAGTGGTTAAAGATTGCTGAGGGTAAAGAACTGGATTCGTTTCTACAACAAAAGATGGTAGAGATATTTTGTAATATACCACTTAAGCAAGTATTACAAATAAAAGCTACTGATATAAACAACATCTGCGAAGAACTATCAAAGCTATTTAATAACGAACCTAAGTTCATAGATAGGTTTACTTTAAACGATAAAGAGTTTGGATTTATACCAAAGCTGGATGATATTAGTTTTGGTGAATATGTAGATTTAGATACTTACTTAGCAGATTGGGAGCAGATGAACAAAGCTATTGGTGTTTTATATAGGCCAATAACCTACAAGAAGAAACAGCAGTATTTAATAGAAGATTATGAAAGTGCTGAAAAGTACGATATGACAGAAGTTACTTTAGATATTGTATTTGGTGCTATTGTTTTTTTTTACAGTTTAAAGAACGAATTACAGAAAACTATCCTGAATTATTTAGCAACTCAGAAGGAGGTAGAGCTGCCTCAGCATCTGCGGGATTCTCTGCAAAATGGGGCTGGTATCAATCTATCTACGGACTTACTAATGGAGATATTCTCAAATACAATGAAATTACCAAATCAAAACTACACACCTGTTTAATGCATTTAGCATTTGAAAAAGATAAATATGAATTAGAACAACAGATATTAAAAAGAAGCCAACGATGACAAAGGATGATATATTAGAAGAATTAACAGAACGCAATTTATTAATTGAGAATGAACACATAATTCTAGTTGATGGCTTTGAAGAAGCATTTTTAGGTATTACAGCTAACAATCCAGTACAAGCAATATATGATTATTGGATATGTTTAGATTTATTAATACAAAGAGATAATATGGATTTTGATAATGCGATTGATGACTTAGATGTATTTATTAATCAAGATTTAGGCCAACACACACCAAGATATATAAAAGTAGTATGAACAGTTTTTACAATATAATAGATAAAATAAAAGAAGTAATTGTTGCAGAACCATTTAACAATGAAATAACATTTGGTGATATAGCTGATATTGATTTAAAGAAGCAGAGCTTGTTTCCGTTGTCGCACGTAATGGTTAATAACAGCACAATAAACAACAATTATATAACATTTAATATTACTATCTTCTTTATGGATTTAGTAGATATCAGCAATGAACAAGTAACAGATTTATATAGAGGCAACGACAACAGGCAAGATATATTAAATACTCAGTTAGCATTAGCAACAAGAGTTATTAGAGTTTTACAAAAAAGTGATTTATATAAAGATAAGTTTGAGTTAATTAATCCAGCTACTTGCGAACCTTTCACAGAGCGTTTTGACAATATGCTTTGCGGCTGGGCTGTAACTTTTGATTGTGGTACTAATGATGAAATGACTTATTGCTAATGAGTGAATTTAAAAAGGCATTAGAGAAATACGCTAAGTACGTTATACAACAGTCAAGGAGCAACCTAACTAAAAAGAAAAATAACGCTTCTAAGCAACTATATAATAGTTTAGAGTATAAAATACAAGGAGATAAGATTTCGTTCCTTAGCGAGAAGTATGGAGAGTTTATAGACAAAGGTGTTAAAGGTTCTAAATCTACATATCCAGAAAGCTCAGCAAGTCCATTTAAATATACTACTAAACAACCACCAAGTTCAGTATTTGACAAGTGGAGTATAAGAAAGGGTATTGCACCAAGAGATAGTAAAGGTAGGTTTGTAAGTAGGCAATCATTAAATTTCTTAATTGCAAGAAGTATTAAAAACAAAGGTATTAGAGCAACATTATTTTTTACTAAACCATTTGAACGTGGTTTAGATTTATACGGAGATGAAATAGTTGCTGGTTATTTAGAAGATAAATTAGATTTACAATGAGTACAATAATTAGAACAAGAAGTCCATTTTTCATAAGAACACCACAAGAAGCAGATGCTAATCTAAATTACTTTCAGATAAACATAACTGTATTTGGTGGTTTAAGTTCATCTACAGAAATATGTGATGATTTATATGCAACTTACTCACTACAGAAAAAACCATTGGGAGCTGAGAATAGTGTTTCATTTGATATTAGTGAAATAGTTAACGACCATATAGAACAAGTATTTACAGGAACTTATGCTTCTGCTAAAAGTTCTATTTGGGTAACTGTAGCAACATCAGCAAGACAAGCAGATGGAACTGTAATTGGTTCTGTAACATCAAACACTTACTTAGCACAAGAAGGATTCAACAAATTTAAAGAAGGTGTAAACTACACAACAGAACCTATTGCAATGTTAAGTAGTACTTACATTCAGAATCACAAAGGAAGTACAATTACAATTCCTGTAAATGTAGAAAGGGTTACACAAGTTGAATGGCGAAACGGTACAAGCGTAAGAGAAACAGACACTTTTACAGACAACGGAAACCAAAACCAAAAGATTCAATTTGCTTTATTTACTGCTGGTACTTTTTTAGACAATGCTTTAATAACTTATGATAGTGGAAGCACAACTACAATAACTTTAGAACAAGTAGAAGAATGTAAATATCCAGTTAATAAAATAACATTTGTAAATAGATGGGGTGCTTTACAAGACCTATTCTTTTTTAAGAAGTCTACAGAAAATTTAGAAGCAACAAGAGAAACCTTTAACAGAAGTATTTTTGAAGCAAGAGCTGTGCAACTAGACCCACCTGAAACACCTGGTGATGCTTGCCAAGAATCATTGACATTTAATACTTATTCTACAACAGCACACGCGAAGAAAACTTTTAATGCTAATGCTACAGAATCTATTGTTTTAAATACTGGTTTTGTTAACGAATTAATGAATCCATATTTTGAAGAGTTGATGGTTAGTGAATACATTTGGTTAACAGATTCAAGTGCTAACATATTCCCAGTTAACTTAAAAGAAAGCTCCTTTGCAAAAAAAACAGGGCTAAACGATAGGTTAATAAACTACACAATGAGTTTTGATAAATCATTTGCTTTAGTAAACAACATTAGATAGTGCAGAAAGTTATTCTATACATACAGCCACAGTTAAGAAATACAACTACTACACAAGATTTTGTTAGAGTTGATTTAATGGAAGAAGATTTAATTGAATTAACTCAAGTTATTCAGGATGCAAGAGATATAGAAAAAATATTTACTGATTACAGTAGAACCTTTAATTTACCAGCAAGTAAAACTAACAACAAGATTTTTAAGCATTGGTACAACCCAGATATTGATGGTTTTGATAATCAAATATTTTGCAATGCTAGAATAGAATTAAACCACTTACATTTTAGATTTGGTAAAATAAAATTAGAAGAAGCAGTTTTAAAAAATGGCCAACCTTCAATGTATAAAGTAACTTTCTTTGGAGATACTTTAACATTAACAGAATTAATTGAAGAAGATAGTTTAAATAATTTACTATGGTTAAATAACTTTAACCACGTTGCAAGCAATGCCTATATAAAAGATGGTTTAGAAAATGGAAAGAATTTTACTGTTAGTGGGGTTACTTATAACGATGCTATAATATATCCATTAATAGCACATTCACAAAGTTATATTTTTGATGATACTAATAATTTAGATAATGGTTTAAATTTAAGTGTTGCATCTTCACACCACAATAAAAGAGGAGTATTCCCAGAAGATTTAAAACCAGCAATAACTGTTAAGGTTATTTTAAAAGCTATTGAACAGCAGTATGGTATAACATTTAAAACAAGTGAATTTCTAGATTCTTCTGCTATGAATAATTTGTATATGTGGTTGCATAGAGAAAAAGGAAAGTTAGTTGCTCCAAACAGTAAGGAATTAAAAACTGCTTTTACTTGTACATCAAGCACAGTTAATTGCAATCATTTTAGCTCTAGTTCTCCTCCAATTGGCCCTCAATCAACTGGTGGTTCTTATATATTTAGTGATAGTAACACAGGAGGACAGCCAGAAGGATTTAATTTTGCAGCTCAAATAATACCAACAGATAATACTATTGAATATGCTATTGATATTGTTAATGAAAATGATGGTGTAGTTCAAGCAACATTAGAAGGTGTTACAGGCACTCAATCTTTAAGTGTTGGTTTTGGTTTTAGTTCAATCAATCCAATAGCACTTGGTCAATCATTTACACTAATAGCCAAAGTAAGAAGTGCAACAACATTAACTTTTGATTCTGTTTTAACGTGCCAACACTTTGTATTTAATTCTAGCACATTCACTTATGATACTTTTTTAGGAACATTTACTCAAGATGCTAATTTAACAACTGACCAAACTATTACAATAAGAAACCAAGTGCCAGATATTAAAGTTCTTGATTTTTTAAGAGCATTTTTTAATATGCATAACTTAACTGCATTTTTAAATTTTAATGGAGAAGTAGTTGTAAAAACATTAGATAGCTTTTATAGTGATGGAGATACTTTTGACATTACACCATTTGTAAAAACAGATGAGCATACTGTAGGAGCTACAGTTCCATTTAGTGAAATAGATTTTGAATATGCAGAACCAAAAAGCATTTTAGCACAACAGTTTCTAAACACTAATAACCAAAAATACGGAGAGCTTAACTATTTAGCTGATACAACTAAAAGTAAAAAGTATCAAATTAAAATACCTTTTGAACATATGTTATTTGAAAGGCTACAAGATAAAACAAGTAGTGCTTTAACTACTGTGCAAGTAGGAAGTTTCTTAGATGATAATTTAGAACCAAGTATAGGCCAACCACTTTTATTTTATGGTATATACCAACAGAATCAAGACAATATTAATTTTATATACAATACTAGGCCAGCAGTTTATGGAGCTTTAGCAGATAATCCAGCTAATAATTCTGATGTTTTTAATTTAAATGATTATTGGATACCAAGTGTTTGTAATGAATTAGGCACATCTTCAACACCACCTACACACAACTTAAATTTTGGTAGTGAAATAAACACCTATACACTAACAGATTATGGTGGTAATAATAACAGTTTATTTCAAACATATTATCAAAACTACATAGTAAGAGTATTTAACAAAAGAACAAGAATATTTAAGTTCTCTGCTGTATTGCCTTTAAAAGTTTTACTCACTTTAACCTTAGATGATTTAATTGTAGTTGGCACAAGAGCTTACACAATAAATAAAATGTCCACCAAATTACAAAGTGGAGAAACCAATTTTGAACTATTAAACGAACCAACGTGAAAACAATATTAGAAGCATTAGAATTTTGTAAGGAGAATAAGTTATATGATAAACATATAAAAATTGCATTAGGTATTAATAAAGTACCACTTACATTTAAAGAAGGATTTAACCAATTAAGAATGAAGAAATGACTAAAGTAGTAAAAGTTATATTAGAAGCAGAAACTGGAAAAGCAAATGCTAATCTAAACAAGGTTAATAAGAGTTTAAAAACAACTGAGAAACAAGCAAAAGAAACATCTGGAGCAATGTCTTCAGCTTTTAATGCATTGCCAGCATCAATACAAGGTGCAATTGGTCAAGTTAAAAATCTTGGAACATCTTTTAAAGCATTAGCAGTTGGTGGTGGTGTTGCTGCTATTGCTGGACTTGGTTCTTTATTTGTAATGGCAACTAAAAAAGGTGCTGAATTTGCACAAGCATTATCTGGATTAGAAGCTGTACTTGGAGCAAGTGATGCTGAAATGAATCAACTTTCTAACTCAGCAAAAGAACTTGGTGCATCAACGCAATTTACATCAAAACAAGTTGTTGAATTACAAACAGAATTTGCAAAACTTGGATTTTCAACTAAAGAGATACTTGCATCTACAAAAGCAACACTTGATTTAGCTGCTTCTTTAGATGTTGGTTTAGGTGAAGCTGCAATGATAGCTGGTTCTACATTGAGGTCGTTTGGTTTAGAAGCAGCAGAAACTCAAAGAGTTGTTGATGTGATGGCTTTATCAACGAGTAAATCTGCTTTAGATTATGAAGGTTTAAGAGAGTCTTTAAAAATGGTAGCACCTTCTGCAAGAGCTTTGAATGTAGACATTGAAGAAACTACTGCTTTGCTTGGCATTTTAGCTGATAATGGAATAAAAGGCTCGATGGCTGGTACTGGTTTAGGTAAAACATTTATTGAATTAAATAAAAAAGGCATTCCATTAAATGAGGCGTTAGAGAAAATAAAAAATAGTTCAAATGCTCTTAACGACGCAATTGACTTAGTTGGAGATAGAGGTGCAAAATCACTTTTAACTTTAGCTAATAATGCTCCTAAAATAGATGTATTAACTGAATCTTTTAGAAACTCACAAGGAGCAGCACAAAGATTAGCAGAAACAAGATTGGATAATTTAGCTGGTGATACAACTAAACTTGGTTCAGCTTGGGAAGGTTTTTTATTATCTATTGAAGATGGTGAAGGATTGTTTAATAGTATAGCAAGAGGTATAGTTCAAGCTACAACATCTCTTTTAAACTTTATAACACCAACTGAAAAACTATCTGAATCTTTAGAAAAAGAAAGATTGTCTTTGTTTAGAGTGCAAGCTGAATTAGGAAATGTAAATACTACACAAGAAGAAAGAACATCTTTAATTTTAGAATTACAAAAACAATATCCAAATTATTTAAAAAACATTAATGCTGAAACTGCAAGTAATGAAGATTTAAACGCAGCTATTCAAAAGATAAATAAATCATTAATAAATAAAATATTAATACAAGAAAGAGAAGAAGAAATACAAGAGCAAGCAGAAGAAACTGCAAGCGAATTAAATAAAGTTCTTGATAAAGAAGCGGAAACTCTTGATTATACTGCAAAATTAAGGCAAAAATATTCTGATTTAGGTATTGAAATAAAAGCAACTTCACCAAATGAAGTTCTTGCTGAATTAAATGAAATTCAAGAAAAAGAAAACAAATTACGATTAGAAGGTAATGGACAAAATAAACTAAATATTGACCAATTATCTAAACTTGGTAAAGAACAAAATAATTTATTTTTTAAAATAAAAGCATTAAATGATGCTGAAAAAGATTTTCAAGAAGAACAAGAAAAAGGAAACAATTTAATAAAAGAAAAAGATGCTTTAATGGAGCGTCTTGGTATTACAACTGATGATAATACTGAAAAAACAAAAGATAATACAGAAGGTCTTGATGATAATTTAGAAGCAATTGATGAAGTTGAAAAGAAAACAAGAGATTTAATACTTTTAAAACAACAAGAGCTAAAAGAAATACAAAATACTGAGGCAAAAACAAGAGATGAACTTGCTGCAAGAAATGATAAAGTTAAAGCAATACAAGCAGAGATTAAAGAGTTACAAAATTTATCTTTAAAAAAACTTGATATTGAAAGATTAGATACAGAATCTTTACCAAAATTACAAAAAAGAGAGGCGCAAAAAGTAGATGTAAGAACAAGCTCTGAAGAACAAGTTAATAGATATGTAAGAAAAGTTAATGATAATTATACTTCTTATTTTAGAAATCAATCTGAAGAAAGAAAACAAATAATATTACAAGAAAATGCTGCAAGACTTGATATTACTTCAAACGTATTAAGTTCAGTTGAAAATTTAACAAGAGCATTTGGAGAAAGAAATGAAGAAAATGCAAAAAAAGCATTTAATGTACAAAAAGCATTAGGTATTGCTCAAGTAGGAATAAATACTGCATCTGCTATTATGAAAGTAGCTGCTGAGACTACAGACCCAACACCAGTTCAAGCATTTAGAGTTGGTAATATGATTGCTATGGGAGTAGCTGGCGCTGCACAAATTGCTGCAATTGCAATGCAAAAATTTCAACCATCTGGAGGTACTGCATCAACAACAACACCAAGTTTTGATACATCTGGAGGTGCAACTTCACCAACACAACCACCAAGTTTTAATGTAGTAGGGCAATCAGGATTTAACCAAGTAGATGGAGCATTAGGCCAGCAACAACCAGTTCAAGCATTTGTAGTGGCTGGAGATGTAACTACGGCACAACAGCTAAATAATAATACAATACAACAAGCAACTTTTTAAAATAAAATACAATGGATATAATAGAATTAATATTAGATGAAGAGAATGAAGAGATGGTTGGAATAGATGCGGTTAGCATTGTAGAGAATCCAGCTATTGAATCAGATTTTATAACATTAGCAAGTGAAGAAATACAACTTGCAAAAATAGATGAAGAAAAAAAACTGCTTCTTGGTGCAGCTTTAATACCAAACAAGCCAATATTTAGAAAGCGTAATGATACAACATTTTATGTTTATTTTTCTAAAGATACAGTTAGAAGAGCAAGCGAATTATTCTTCCAAAACAGTAATCAAAACAATGCAACCTTAGAACACCAAATGAGTGTTAATGGTTTAACTGTTGTAGAATCTTGGATAGTAGAAGATACTAAAATGGATAAATCTGCTAAGTATGGTTTAGAAATGCCTGAAGGTACTTGGATGATTTCAATGAAAGTAGAGAATGATGAAATTTGGAATGATTATGTTAAAACTGGCAAAGTAAAAGGTTTTAGTATTGAGGGTTACTTTGCTGATAAAGCACAAATTAAAAAACCAGATACAAAATCAGAGATGCAAGCTATTGAAGAAGAAGAAGCTGAATATATGCTTAGTAATATTAAGGCACTAATTAAGAAAGATAAAAGAACTAAATCAGGTAAGAAAATAGAATTAGAAACTTATAACGATTATCCACAAGCAGTTAGTAATAATGCTAAACGAGGTATTGAACTAAATGAAAAAGTTAATAATAAATGTGCAACACAAGTTGGTAAAATAAGAGCGCAACAATTAGCACAAAAAGAAAATATCAGTTTACAAACTTTAAAAAGGATGTATTCATATTTAAGCAGAGCGCAAGAATATTATGATGAAGGAGATAAAGAAGCGTGTGGTACAATTAGTTATTTATTATGGGGTGGTAAAGCTGGTTTAAGATGGAGTGAAAGCAAGTTAAAAGAACTTGGTGAAATTAATTTATCTTCTATGGTAGTAGATGAGACGTTTGCTATTATTGATGATAGATTAGCTTATAGCACACAAGAAAAAGCTGAGGAGATGGCACAGAATATTGGTTGTGAGGGTTTTCACGTTCACGAGTTTGAAGGTAAAGAATGGTATATGCCTTGTAAAGAACATATTGTTGAGGCTGGTAAAACAACTAAATCACCTTGTTGGGATGGATATGAACAAAAAGGATGGCAAACAATAAACGGAAAAAGAAGGCCTAATTGTGTAAAAAAGAAATAATTATGAGAAGTAAAAAATTTAAAACACCAAGTAATACATCACCTAAAAATACTAAGCGTGGTTGTTTATGTCCAGATGGTAAAAGATATAGCAGAAAGTGTTGTGATGGCTCATTACAAGCTCAAGGAATAGGTTCTATTACTGGTATTAATTAAAAAAAGCCACTCTTTTGAAGTGGCTCTTTTAACTATAAGTTGTATTTTATTATTGTAATTCTATAGTTCTATTTTCAATACCATCAACTAAATAATCTATTAAATCACATTCATCTTTTTCGTTTAATAAATTTTCATTAATAGTTATGTGAGCAAAATTAGTTTTATTGTTTAAATGGCCATAACCAATTTCTTCTAAATTATAATAAACATCTAAATTAATAGAATCAATATCTCTTGAATTAGACCTTACAACTTGAATGTTATTTAAATTTAATTTTTCTTCTGTTTTTACTTCGATTGTTTTTGTTCTTGTTATTGTCATTTGTTTTGGTTTTAATTAATAATTTATGTAAATATAAATATAAATATTTAATAAACAAGCATTTTATAAAAAAAAGTTCAAAAAAAATATAACAGTAAAGGTTTTCAAACGTTTATAGGTATATACTCAAATTATGAAAGCAAACGAAATACTAAACAAAATAAAAAATATTGTTGGTGAAAAAGTTAATCTTTCTGAAGAAAAAATAGAAATGGCTGAAATTACATTAGAAAATGGTACTGTGCTTGTTGCAGAATCTTTTGAAGCTGGTAAATCTATATTTATTAAAACCGAAGATGAAGAAATTGCTCTTCCTGTTGGTGAATATAAATTAGAAGAAGGCAAAGTTTTAGTTGTATCTGAAGAAGGTTTAATTGACAGTATTAAAGAAGCTGCTGAAGAAGAAGTAGCTGAAGAAGAATTATCTGAAGAATCTGAAGAAGTTAAAGAAACTGAATTAGAGGAAGAAGAAAAAGAAGAAATGAACTATGTAACCAAAGAAGAGTTTACATCTGCTGTTGAAGAAATCAAAGCAATGATTGACGAAAAACTTGGTAACAAAGAAGAAATGAAGGAAGAAGTAATAGAAGAGAAAGAAGAACTTTCTGCTGTTGCTCCTGAACCTGTAAAACATAATCCTGAAGCTGAAGTTGATAATAAAGTAAATTTTCATATTGGAAGCAATAGAACAGCTACAACTAAAGACAGGGTTTTTGATAAAATTTTTAACAATAATTAATATAAAATAAAATGGCGAATAGTTTAAATACACCAATTACGAGTACTTATGCTGGTGAGTTTGCGGGGAAATACCTGTCAGCAGCTCTTTTAAGTGCTAACACAATTGATAAAGGCGGAATAGAAGTTATGCCTAATATCAAATATAAGTCTACAATGAAGAAAGTAGCAACTGCATCATCTATTATAGGTAATGCTGCTTGTGATTTTTCTGGAACTGCAGACCAAGTAACATTAACTGAAAGATTATTACAACCTGAAGAATTTCAAGTAAACCTTGAATTTTGTAAGCAAGATTTCCAATCGGATTGGGAAGCTGCTCAAATGGGATATTCTGCATTTGATAAAATGCCACCTAAGTTTTCAGATTTCATTATTGGCCACGTAGCTGGTTTAGTAGCTGAAAAAACTGAATCTAATATTTGGGAAGGTGTTAATGCAAACGCTGGAGAATTTGATGGTTTAGTAACTTTAGCTTTAGCTGATGCTGATGTAGTAGATGTTGCATCTCACGCTGCCGTAACTGCTGCTAATGTAATTGATAAATTAGGTTCTATTGTTGATGCAGTACCTTCTGCACTTTACAATAAAGAAGATTTACATATTTACGTATCACAAAACATTGCAAGAGCTTATGTAAGAGCTTTAGGTGGTTTTGCTACTTCAATTGGTGCTGCTGGTACTGATTCAAAAGGAACACAATGGTACAACGCAGGTGGTCAACTATCTTTTGATGGTGTGAAAATCTTTGTTGCTAATGGTTTAGCTGATGATACTGCAATGGCTGCTCAAAAATCTAACTTATACTTTGGAACTGGTTTATTATCAGATATGAACGAAGTTAAAGTATTAGATATGGCTGACCTTGACGGTTCACAAAATGTCAGAGTAATAATGAGATTTACTTCTGGTGTACAATACGGAATAGGTTCTGATATAGTTTTATACCACGCCTAAGAATTAATTAATAACAAGGGAGTTGAAATGCTCCCTTAATTTAAAACAATAATAATATGGCTTGCGATTTAACAAGTGGGAGAAAAAATCCCTGTAAAGACCAAATCGGGGGATTGGTAAGAGCTTGGTTTGTTGACTTTGGAGACTTAGGAACTGTAACCAAAACTGCTGACGAAATTACCGATTTATCTGGTACATTTACTTGCTTTCAATACGATTTAAAAGGAACCAACTCTCTTGAAATTGGAATTACATCTTCGAGAGAAAACGGAACAACCTTTTTTGAAGAAACATTAACTTTAACACTACCTAAATTATCTAAAGAAGATAATAAGGAACTTAAGCTTATGGCTTACGGAAGACCTCACATTGCTGTTGAGGACAGAAACGGTAACTTTATGCTATGCGGATTAGAGCACGGTATGGAAGTTACTGGTGGAAGTATAGCTACAGGGACAGCTTTTGGTGACTTAAGTGGTTACTCACTAACATTAACTGGTCAAGAGCTTGAACCATCTAACTTTATTGCTGGTGGTACTGCTGCAGACCCTTTTGCTGGAATGAGTTCTGCAACTGTAACAGTTACGGTGGGAACCAATAGTTAAAAAATACGCGATTAATATAATTGTGTGATTCATAATATATAGTTTGATTGGAGGGGAGGAAGTGATTAGCCTCCCCTTTTTTATTAAAAAAATATGCAAATATTAACTACAAGTGGCACACGAATTATTAACTTTATACCAAGAGAAACAATTTTAGGTACTAAAACTTATAAATTAGTGATAAAGTCAGAGGCTCAAAATAAAGTTTTATTTACAGATGTTAATGCAACATTTGCTGAATTAGATTACTATTATCAATATTCAACTACTCAAGCATTAATTGAAAACAATTACTATACTATTACAATCACTAATACAACAGATAACGCAATAATTTTTAAAGACAAAATGTATTGTTCAGACCAAACACTTTCAGACTATGAAATTTCAAACGGTGTTTATATAGAACAAAGTACAGGAGACAATCAATTTATATATTATGGATAATCTACATTTAATACAATTAGGCCAATACGAAAGGCCAACAATCACAGAAGAACGCAATAAAGATTGGGTATCTATAGGCGATAACAATGATTATTACCAAAGTTTGATTGATGCTTATATGGATAGCACAACAAACAATGCTGTAATAAATGGTGTTGTAAATCAAATTTACGGTAAAGGATTAGATGCTACTGATTCTGCGCAAAAGCCAGACCAGTATGCACAAATGAGGAGTTTAGTAAAACCTCACGATTTAAGAAATGTTTGCCAAGATTTAAAACTATTAGGCGAAGCTGCTTTTCAAATAACTTATAATGGTAATAAAATATCAGCAATAACACATTTTCCAAGAGAAACTTTACGTGCTGAAAAGATGAATGATAATGGTGAAATAAAAAACTATTTTTATTCTGCTGATTGGAGTAAAGTAAAACAAAATACTAAACTTAAAAAGTTTCCTGTTTTTGGTAGTGGCGCACAAAATGAGATATTTATTATTAAAAGATATGTAACTGGTTTTTACTATTATAGCCCAGCAGATTATAATACTGCTTATGCTACACTTGAAGATGAGATAGCTAACTACCTGATTAATAGTGCAATGTGTTCATTTTCAGGCACAAAAGTGGTTAATTTTAACAATGGCGTGCCAGATAGGGAGAAACAACTTGCTATTAAGAATGATGTAATGCAAAAACTTACTGGTAGCTCTGGCGAAAAAGTAATTGTTGCCTTTAATAATAACGCAGAAAGCAAAACAACTGTTGAGGATATAAGTTTAACAGATGCTCCAGCACATTACGAATATTTAAGTGAAGAATGTTCTAAGAAGATTATGCTAACACATAGAGTTACTTCACCATTACTACTTGGCTTATCTTCTGCTAATGGTTTTTCAAGCAATGCTGATGAAATAGAGAACGCCTCAAGGCTTTTTAATAACGTAGTTATACAACCATACCAAAATTTATTAATTGATAGCTTAGATACAATATTAGCAGTAAATGATATTAGTTTAAATCTTTACTTTAAAACTATTGAACCGCTTGAGTTTATGGATTTAGAGAATGTTGAAGGTGAAGAAGCTATTGAAGAACAAACTGGAATAAAAGAAGAAGAAGAAAGCACAGAGCTTGAAATAATGGCTTCTAAGAGTGTTTCAAACAAAGATAGTGATGAACTACTAAAAAATGCTTTAGATTCGCTTAAAGGCGTTAAAATGGATACTAAAGAGTTTGAAATAGTTGATATTAGAGATTTAGAAGATGAAAATGAAAGTGTTGAGGATTGGGCAAAATCAATGATTCAATTAAGTGATGTTGTAGATAGCAAAGAAGATGGTTTTTCTACTTTAGATAAATCAATGTATAAAGTTAGATACAAATATGCTAAAGGAAGCAGTAGAGGTGGAGAAAGCAGAGAGTTTTGCAAAGAGATGATGAACAGAACAAGTGCTGGTATTGTATATAGATTAGAAGATATTGATAAAGCAAGCAGAGATATGAACTTTAAAGCTGCTAAATTACCAATGCATAACGGTCAAAAATACGATTTGTTTAAATTTAAAGGTGGAGTTTATTGTAGACACAAATGGCAACAGATTTTATACAAAATAAAAAAAGGAAAAGAAGTTGGTAGTGATGATTTAGATGATTACAAAAAAAGTAAAACTATTCCTAAAAGTTACGAACCAAAACCAAGAGGTAGAAAACAAGCAGTAAAAGCTCCAGTAAATATGCCTAATAATGGACATCACCCAAATTATACAGGAAAATGAGTAAAGCACTATTTGTAACAAGACACGATATTTCAGTATTTACTGCTGCTAATGGTAATATAGATAATGATAAAATCTTACCGTATATTAACCAAGCACAAGATATACATATACAGAATTACTTAGGTACTGAACTTTATGTTAAAATACAAAATGAAATAGTTGCTGGTACTTTAGCAAATCCTTACTTAGCTTTATTAAACGATTATATTAAACCAATGCTATTACATTGGAGTATGGTAGAATACTTACCTTATGCTGGAGTAAATATTTCAAATGGTGGTATATATACTAAGAATCCTGAAAATAGCACAGCATTAACAAAAGAACACGTAGATAGTTTAATCGAACGCTCGAGGACGGTTTCTCAGTTCTACACTAACAGATTTATAGATTTTATGCAAAATAACGCAGCTGGATTAATACCTGAGTATTATAGTAATTCTCAAGAGGATATGTATCCAGATGATGTTGCAGATTTTGGAGGTTGGGTACTTTAAAAATATATTATGCCAGATAATAACATAGAATGGGGACAAGGTGGTGTTAACAACAACAACGATTGGGGAAAAGCAAAAGCTAATTCTACCAATAACTTTGGTGCTGTTTATGATAGTTCGCCAAGTGGTGATACTAATATTGCTGGAGGGCAACCTGTTGTATCAATAACTTATTCTGCAAGTGCTTTTTGTGCTGACGCAAGCGACCCTACACCAACTGTTTCTAATAATGCTGGTGCTGGAACATTTGCTTCTACTACTGGATTAGTAATTAATTCTACTACTGGAGTTGTTGATATTGATGCTTCTACTGCTGGTAGTTATTTAATTACATATACAGATACAGATGCTGCAACTGCAACATTTAACTTTACTATTAATGCTTTACCAACTGTTATTGTAAGCGTTTCTGCTGGTACAATTTGTGTTGGTGAAAGTACAACTATAACTGCTACTGGTGCTGCTTCCTATGTTTGGAGTAACGGTTCTACAGGCAATTCAATAACAGTATCACCTACTACTACAACTACATTTACTGCTACTGGTACAGATTCTAATGGTTGTACAAGTTCAGGTGCAACTACAATTACTGTAAATGCTTTACCAACTGTTGAAATAACAGGAACTTTAACTTATTGTGTTGGTAGTACAACAACACTAACTGCAACTGCTGGATTAAGTTCTTATTTGTGGAGTACAGGAGCAACTACACAAGCTATAAATGTAACTGCTGGTAGTTATACAGTAACTGGAACTGATAGTAATGGCTGTAGTGCTACTTCTTCTGCTTCTACAGTAACAGAATTACCTTTAGATAGTGCAACAGTAACTTATTCAGCAGCTTCATATTGTCAAATGCCAACAGGTGCTTTAGCTGTAGATGGTTATTATCCACTTTATTCAACTGCTTCTGCTGCTAATGCAGTAAGTTCTGATGGAACAAATCATACACATACTTTAGGTGGTGTTACATACTATATGCCAAACGCTGGTGTAATTGCTTATCACGGAACTTATTCTTTAACAACACCAGCACCAACTATTACAGGTGAAACAGGTACATTTAGCGAATCTACTGGAAACCTAAGTATTGATAGTTCAACAGGTGTTATAAATGTCAATAGTTCAACTGCTGGAACTTATACAGTTGTATATACTACAAATGGAACTTGTCCAAACACAGTTAATAATACAGTAACAATAAATGCTTTAGATGGTGCTACGTTTGGTTATTCTGCAAGCAGTTTAGCACAAACAGGAACAGCAAGTTTAACAACTACGCCAACTACTTCTGGTGGTGTGTTTAGTGCTTATCCAAGTGGATTAAGTATTAATTCTTCTACAGGTGAAATTGATTTAGCTGCATCTACTATACAATCCTATAAAATATTCTATGTAACAAGTGGTGCTGGATGTCCTAATTCGTCAACATTTGATTTAGCTGTAACTGCTGCTGGAATTGCTAATAATTACAGTATGAATTTTGATGGCATTAATGACTATGTAGCAACAGGAAACACTTTCTCCGAATTAGACGGAGGTACAACTATGACTTTATCTGTATGGATTAAGCCAATCACAGGAAATGGTGCCTATATGATTGCTCACAACCCAAGAAATACAACTGCAGAGCAAAGCCAGTTTATGTTATGGTTTTATTCAGATTTTTTAGAATTATCACTTAGTACACGTAGTCAATATGTTAGAGCTTACTCAAGTGCGATAAATATGGATAATTGGAACCATATCGCGTGTGTAGTTGATTTATCCTCAAGTCCAAAGGGAATAATTTATATTAATGGAGTAGATGAAGCATATGAGGTTGCTTTAACTAATTTTAACGCTTTAGAATATGCTACTGGTGTAATGAGAATTGGAGAAGAACAAACAGGTTATTTAACTCCATTTTTAGGTAATATAGACGAATTTGCAATCTGGAACACAGCTCTAACATCTACACAAGTACAAAGTATATATAACGCAAAAGGAAATAATTTAACTAAAGACTTAACCACAGTATCAGGTTCAAACCTAATTTACTGGAATAGAATGGGAGATTAATATGAGTACAGAATTTATAAATGACCAATGGCGTTTGCCTAACAATGAGAATAAAGACAAGCAGAGTAACTATTCTATGGACTTTGATGGTGCGAATAATGACCATATAGAAACTTCAAGTAATGTTGGTATATCAGGAAGCCAGTCAAGGAGTATGTCTGTATGGTTAAAAGGAGGCACGTCTAATAATAATAAAAGTTGGCCTATGGCTGTTGCTTTTGGTCAAGGAAGCACAAATAAAGCAATGTGGATTGGTGGAGGTGGTTCACCTTCTGCTTATTGGTATTTTGGTTGGTGGGGTGCGCCAAGTGCTACGTCTGGTGATTTAGCTACAACTATAAGGATGGATGCTGATAATGATTGGCACTTATTAACATCTACTTATGATGGAACTACAGCTAAGGGTTATATTGACGGAGTTGAAGTTGTTTCTGCTGCAAGAACGATAAACACAACTGATAGTACATTAAAGATAGGAGAACATTTAAACGGCTCAGTTTATTGGGATGGCCAAATAGACGGAGTATCCATTTATAATTACGCACTTTCTTCAAGCCAAGTAACAACTCTTTATGGTTCAAGCTCTACTGGTATAGGTAATCCAATGAGTTTATCTCCAAAACCTGTTGCTTACTATCCTTTAGGAGACCAAGATGCTTTTAATGGAGCTAATTATTTAGTGCCTAATAGTTCTTTGAAAGATTATGTTTTTGATTTTGGTGGGAGTAGTAATGAAAAAATAACTACATCTAATTCTTCTTTAATTAATGGAGAATCTGCTGCAAGTTTTAGTTTATGGATAAAAGGTAAAACTGGACTTGCAAGTTATGATGGAATGCTTTGTTTCAGGAGTGGTAGTGATTATATTCTTATTATTGCAAGAGGCACAATTACATCTACAGAATTTCCAGTATGGATTCAACATAGTGGCGGTGGGGTTACTACATCTACATCTAATGCTATTGTTTCTTTAAATGAATGGAATCATATTGTAGTTTCAGGTGCTGTTGGTGGTAAATGGAATATTTATGTAAATGGTGAGTTATCTACAACACAATCGCAAGCAAGTAATAATATAGCAGCTATTTCTCAAGCATCAAGCTTTATTATTGGTCAAGACATTTCAAGTAGAGAGTTTGTAGGAGAAATGTCAAACGTTCAAATATTCAACACAGCACTACCAGCAACAGGTTCTAACTCAGTAGAAACTCTTTATAATAATGGTTCTCCACTTACTTCAATGACGGGATTTACTTCTTTACAAGGTTGGTGGAAATTAGATGCTTCTGATACTTATGATGGTACTAACTGGACGATTGAAGACCACGCTGGTTCTAACGATGGCACAAGCTCAGGAATGACACAAGCCAATTTGGTAGCTTCGGATTTATCTTTCAAAACTTCTATTTCGCCCTTTGCTTTAGATTTTGATGCTGCGAGTGGTGATTATATAGAAATTTATAGTGGTACAGTTGGGAATTTACCACCTTCTTTTAGTGTAGGAGCAAGTGATTCTCAAACTATTAGCTGTTGGGTAAAAAGTAACACAACAACAAATAATAATTTTATATGGTTACAAAGAGGTACAACTACTTATTTAAGGGTTTACTTAAATTATCATAGTGGCACAGACAGCTATAGGGCAAATATAATAGTTAGAGATGATTCAAATGTTAGTGTTAGTGAATCTTCAAACGCAAATAATTTAGTAAATAGAAACCAATGGAATCACATAACTACTGTAATAGATAGAACAAATGCAAAACTTTATGTTTATGTCAATAAAGTTTTAACTGGAACTGGCACAGCTTTAGGTTCTTTAGGTGCTATTACTCAAATAACAGATGTTAATATGGGTAGAGATTCGTACGGTGGTGGAAGATATTATTTTAATGGCAAACTTTCAAACTGTTCAATCTGGAACGCTGCTTTAACATCTGCACAAGTATCGGAACTTTATAACGAAGGAGTACCACAAAACCTAAACAACCATAGTGCATATTCAAACTTAGTAAGCTGGTGGCAGTTAGGTAGTAATAGTTCTTTTAATACTAACTGGACTGTATTAGATGAAAAAGGTAGTAACAATGGAACTTCTGCAAATATGGGAGAAGATGCTATAACTGACGGAGTAAATTCTTATGCTAATGGTTTGAGTTCTGGAATGGGTGGAGATGAAGTTATAGGAGATGCTCCTTATAGCACAGCAAATTCTCTAAGTGTGAATATGGATGTAGAAGATAGAGTTACAGATACACCAAGTTAAAATTTTAAAATAAAAAAAATGAATAATAGAAGTTATATAGTAATAGATTTAAGCGATACAGACAAAGTGCTTTTTTCTCAGGTTAATCAAAGCTCTGCACAAAGTATGCGAAGAAACTTAGCAAACACTCAAGGATTACTTTCTTATAGTGTTACACCAAGTTTTGTAACTGATGGTAGTTTACCTATTGTGGGAAGTGTTATGAACCAAACAGAAGCTCTTACGCTACTTAGTGGTAGCGACTGGACAGAGCCAATGCCAGAAGAATGAACAATTTAAAAAGTGTAAGAATGGATGACCACAATTTATTATTAGCATTAGCTGGTATTATATCAGCATTTGGAGTCAAAGAAATATGGGGAATAATAAAGCAAAAGATTGATATAGGTGCTAAAAAAGACGAAAGAGAAGAAAGTTTATATACAAAACAGATTGAAATTCTTACTAATAAAATTACACAGCTAGAAACTAAGATAGAATTACTTATTGAAGAAAATATTCAACTAAGGGTTAAAGTTGTCAAGATGGAAGCGCGTTTAATAAATAGTGCAAAAAAAAAAGTAAATAGGAAAAATGAGAAAAGTAAATAAAATTGTAATACATTATACAGCTACCAAAGAAGGTAACAATGTAAGTCCAGCCACTATAAAAAGATGGCATCTAAACAGAGGTTTTTCAGATATAGGTTACCATTATATTATTGGTATTGAAGGTAAAATAAATGCTGGTAGGCCAGTATCAAGAGCTGGCGCACACGTTAAGAACGGCAATAGCGACAGCATCGGAATCTCATATGTTGGTGGCTTAGATTCTAACGGAAAAGCAAAAGATACAAGAACAGAAGCACAAAAAGCATCATTAATTAAAATACTAAAAGTATTAAAAAACATTTATCCACAAGCAAGTATTCACGGACATCGAGACTATTCACCTGACAGAGATGGCGATGGAGTTGAGGAACACGAATTTATGAAAATGTGTCCTTGTTTTTCAGCAGAAGTAGAATATTTAGAGCTACAACCAAAATCTTTCAAACCAAAATCAAAAAAAGCAAAGGATAAATTAAATGGAAAAAAATCAAACTAACTTAGAGGACTTAATTAAGAGAATGGAAAACTTGCCAGTACCTGAACGTACTTGTAATATAGATGACGAAAACTGTGAAAGCTGTAGTGGATGAAGCAATTAAAAGATACTAAAATAGGAAAGTTCTTAGCTGAGAAAGCACCTGATGTTTTAGATGTTGCTGGTTCTTTATTGCCTGATGCTGGTTTATTAGGTGTAGTTAAAAATTTAATTGACAAAGATTCTAATTTAACACCAGAAGATAAACAACAAATACACGAACAATTAGTTGAATTATATAAGTTAGAAGTAGAAGATAGAAACTCAGCAAGACAACGTGAAGTTGAGATGGTTAAAGCTGGTAGTGAAGATTGGTTGATGAACTTTACTGGTATTGTTGGTTTAGGTGGGTTTGTATTGTTGTTGGTTGCAATAGTGTTTATACAAGTACCAGAACACAACAAAGAACTAATGATTCACACAACAGGAATTGTTGAAGGAATTGTTCTTTCAATTGTTGGATATTACTTTGGAAGTATAGCTAAAAAAAAGTAAATAATTTATTTTTATTATATTTAACAAAATTGTTAAATGAAATCACACAAAAAAAGGTGGAAAGATTCAGGTAATCCACGTTACAGACTTAACACAGACGAAGCACAAATCATTAACGATTATAGAAGGTTAAAACAAGAAGCAAAAGCTGAAGGTTTAAATCCTAATGATATTCATAGTGGTTGGATAAAGAACAAGAAAGCAAGTTTATATTTTAAAAATCCGAATTTTAAGAAAAACGATTTAAAGGAGTTTAAGCAACAATTATTAAACGACCTTAAAGAATACTCTCCAAACTTTCAAAAACTTCTTAAACCCAAAGTAAACGATGGTCATTGCTTATTAATATCACCAGCAGATATACACATTGGTAAATTATGTAAATCTTTTGTAAGTGGTGAAGAATATAATAAGCAGATAGCAGTACAAAGAACATTAGAAGCTATTGATGGTATATTACAAAAAAGTAATGGTTTTAACATAGATAAATTAGTTCTTGTTATTGGTAACGATGTAATGCACATTGATACACCAAGTGGTGGTAAAACTACAAAAGGGACTGTACAAGATGTTGATGGAATGTTTTTTGAGCATTTTCATATTGCAAAACGTTTATATATAAATATAATTGAAACATTAGTTAGTTTTTATCCAGATTTACACGTTGTTTATAATAGTAGTAATCACGATTACTTAACTGGTTTTTGCTTGGCAGATACTATTGCAACATACTTTAGAAATAGCAAGAACATCACTTTCGATATTAGTTTACAACATAGAAAGTATTATACTTATTATAATAATTTAATTGGTAGCACACACGGAGATGGTGCTAAGTGGGATTTACTACCTTTATTAATGGCTGATGAGTGTAAAGAATGGAGTGAATCAAAGTATAGATATATGTTTACGCATCATTTACATCACAAAGTTTCAAAGGATTTAATCGGTTGCAGTTTAGAAAGTTTCCGTAGCCCATCGCCTTCGGACAGTTGGCATCACAAGCAAGGTTACACTTCATCTAATAACCAAGCAATAGAGGGTTTTATCTTCTCTAAGAACAATGGCCAAGTAGCCAGAATTACACATTTATTTTAGAATTAACATTTGATTGTTAATAAAGTTTTTAGTGTGTTTTGTAATTTGTATTATAATTATATATATATTTACAACCATAAACTTAAAAACAAACAAAATATATAAGGCAATTATAGACAGGAACAATAACCTATGACAAACTTATAATGAATTGACAGGAACAATAACCTATGACAAACAAATTCACGCCTTATATATTATAAACAAACAATTATGAGTAGAGAAATATCATACACAACAAGAACCTTTTACGTGCCAGCAGAGAAAATAGAAACGCTGGTTAAGTTTCAAGGCAAATGCAAAGAGAATGGACACAAATCTTATTCTGAAGTATTACTTAGTTTAATGGAAAAATATAATGAGCAATGATACATTACCCTCATCCACATAACGAACAGCACCATAATGATAATATTAACCATTGGTGGGCTTATGAAACTAACAGATATTTACAAGATAGATTAAGAAACTTAGTAATAAGAGCTAATTGGAACAAACGTATTATCTGTAGAATACACCTAACAACAAATGACTTAGAAATACATCAACATAGATTTGAAAGGTTTATTTCACAATTAGAAAACATTGATAAGCAATTAAAAACAATTGCAATGCAATACAACGAACAAAGAATGAATAAATTAAAAACTATATTTACTAAAATTAAAAATTATGAAAATTAAAGAATTAGCACAAAAATATGATTTATCAAAAGATGACTTTTGGGAATTAAAAAGAGGTACAAGAAGTATGTGGATTATCACACACGATGCTTGTGAAAAGATAGCAGCAAAAGAAAACATACAATTTGGCGCACCAACTATATACAGAGATAGCAACCAAGATGTTGCAATAGTAGGAGATGCAAAACGTGGTAACAAGATTATCTGGTCAACTGGTGAAGCATCACCTAAGAACTGCAAAGCTCCTTATCCGTTTGCAATGGCCGAAAAGAGACTGAAGGACAGACTCGTTTTAAAATTAATAGATGCTTATCAGTATTCAATATACTCAGATTCTGAAGCAGATAACTTTAAGAAACAATGATAGAAACAAATGCAGTAGAACTAGCTACGCTTATTATGACAAGCGTGTTTGCTGGAATCGTATTTGCTATGGCAGTCGATTACTTTAAGAAATAAATCAAAAACTATATTATGAAAAAGAATCACTTGAGTTACTCGGCTTTATGCCAGTTTAAGAAATCTCCTAACCATTTATTGGCTTACTGGAATAAAGAATTAAAAACTACAGATGCAATGCAGTTTGGAACTATAATACACAAGATGTTATTAGAGCCAGATACATTCACTAAAGAGTTTGCAATTTTTGAAGGTGCAAGGCGAGCTGGTAAACAATGGATTGAGTTCAAAGAACAGAATGAAGGTAAAACACTAATTAAGCAACAAGAATTAGATGATGCAAACAAAATAATTAACAACGCTATGTTACATCCAGTATTAATTGAAATGATGCAAAATAAAGTAGATACTGAAATTAAATTAGAGTGGCAACATAAAGATGTTAATTTTAAAGGCTTTGCAGACCTTCTAACAACGTTTAACGGCAAGAAGTGCATAGTAGATATAAAAACTACTAATGATGCTGGTAAACGCTTTGAACGTGATTTATACTATAATGATTATAAAATGCAGTTAGCAATGTATCAAGACCAATATGATAAAGATACAGATGCTTATATTGTAGCAATAGAAACTACAACACCATTTAATGTACAGATATATAAATTAGATGATAGTTTATTATTTAAAGGTTGGATGGATTATGATTATTATACAGATAAATTCAAAGAATGGAACGGAGAGCCTCAAGGTTACTCAAGTGATATTGTAGAAGTAAAAACAGAAACAGAAGAAATATTATGAAGAAGTTAGCAATAATAGGTGGTTTATCTTTAATGACTGCTGGTGCAACTAATATGATTATGCACAAACAAAAATTAGATTTAAATCCTAATACATTTGCAATAGCTACAGGAGGTTTTTTTGTAGCTGTAGGAATAACATATAAATTTTAATTATGTATAAGACTAAACAATATTATGAAGAAAATAAAGAGTATTACATTAAAAAAGCAAAAGACTGGAAAGATAAAAATTCAGAAGATAATAAAAAACATTTAAAAAAATATTATCATAAAGATTCACCAGAAGAAGATGCTACAATGGGTGCTTATAACAAAAGAAATAGTAGAGCTAAACAGAGAGCAGAAGGTACTTTACATATTTATTGTGAATGTGGTTCTAAAGTTAACAGAAACAATATGGCAAGACATAAAACAACTAAAAAACATTTAGAATATTATAAAATGTAAACTGCAAACTGCAAACTGTAAATGATAAAAAAAGAATGGCATTGGATGCCAGATTATAAACAACAAAAACAAATGAGTATTATAAAAGAAAAAAATCTAAGCAACATTGATGTTTGGAATATAGTAAATGAATGGTATATTAATGGAATGTATGCAGATATTTTACAAGATGAAAACGGTGCAGACCTCGAAGAAATATGCGAATGGCAATTATATAAATTAAACAAAAACAAATAAAAACAAATAACAATGAATAAAAAAGAAGAAACAATATACTGTGGTAGTGGTAAAGTTATGAATCCTAAATGGTTAAAAGTAACTATTAATCCTACTAAAATCGCTGATTACATACAAGAGTATAATGGCAACAAATTCATCAAACTAAATATTAATTTAAAAGATGAAGCTGACCAATATGGTAAAGATGTAAGTATTAGTGTAGATACTTGGAAGCCAGATGCAGAAGCGCCTAAAGCTGAAGCAAGTAATACTTCAAATGATTTACCCTTTTAAGTATTATGAAACAATCAAAAATCTTAACCGCATTGGGTTTGAGTTCGTTAGATGTACAAAATATGTTAATGAACGGACTAACAATGCCAGAGATAGCAAAGAAGTATAATATTACATATATTTCATTGGTACAGGCATTTAAAATCCAAAAGAAAGGTTTTAAGTATATTGATTATATACAACCAAAAGAAGAAGTAAAGGACATTAAAAACGTGTCCTTTGCTTTTGATAAACTATATACAGAAGAATCACTTAATGAAGATGAGCTATTAGCTTACTATAAATACCAACAAAAACACAAAGCGTATTATGAATGAGCAAGAAAAAACCATACTTACAATTGATTGGTTAAATAAAAAATATAATTTATTAATACAAAAAACAACTGGTCAATTTGATTTATGGGATGCTCAAGATGATAAAAGAATTATTGAATTTAAGTTTAGAAATAAATACTATAAACAAAAATACATACAAGTAGATAAGTTTTATGCTTTATTAATGGCTGCTGAATACTACAATAAGGAAGCTTATTATATTGTAGTAGATGATGAAGTAAGAATATTTAATTTAACTCAATTAAAAGATAAATTAATTAATAGTAAAGTAGTAATTAAACAAGCTCCATATCAAACTGAATTTAAAAACAATAAAAAAATTAATAAATATTTTTATATATTAAACCAATCAAATCAAACTAATCAATTATGAAAGAATTACCATATTTTAAATTTTATCCTAACCAATGGATAACTGGCTCAATATCATTTATGGACTTAGATGTTCAAGGTGCATTTATGAAAGTTTGTTGCTACTACTGGAGCAAAGAATGTAAAGTTTCAAGAAATCAAATAAAAACATTAATACCTAAACAATGGAGTGCTTTAGTAGATGCTGAGTTATTTAAGATAGAAGAAGAAACTATTAGTATTAAATGGCTAGATGAACAACACCAGCAACGCTTAGTAGAACACAAGCGAAATGTAATCAACGGAAAGAAGGGGGGCTTAAGCAGGGCTCAAGCATTAAGAAAAGAAAAGAAAAGAAAAGATAATTACGCAAATGATAATTTATTAAAAGTAAATGATGAAGTGCAAAAACTTCTTGACCA